TCATCGTGGTCCCGGACGCCAACGGAGTGGTCATCGAGGTCACCGAGGACCACGGCGCGGATCGGAAGGAGACCGTCTCCACCCGCCTGCCGGAGGCGCAGCGCCTGCCGCTGGCGTCCGCGCTGTCACGCGCCTACGACGTGGCCCGCGGCTGGGAAGGCTGACCATGGCAACCCGCCGACCCATGTCCGCGAAGCGCGCTGCCGGCATCATCGGAGGCGCGGAGCTCGTCAAAGCGCCTGACTGGCCAGACACCCGCCATTGGCACGTCGTATCCGGCGGGGACGTCCTCGTCGTCATCGCCCCGTCCTACGGCGGGGTCTCCCGCGGCGGGCGGAACGGCTGGACCTGGTGGATTGCCGACCTCGGCCCCGGCATCGGACCCGCCGCCGGCAGCCGACCTGAAGCGAACCGCGAGCAGGCCGCCGTCGCCGGGCTTGACGCCTGGCAGCGCTGGGCCACCACTGCGGCCCGCCAATGACCCGCACTGCCAAGGGCCCGCCTCCAATCTGGGGCGGGCCTTCGCTATGCCATCAGCCCGCCGTGTCAACCCTCAGGTGCACAATTGGCTCAGGAATGGCCACGCTTCCCGTACCACCGCCGAGGAGCCGCAGCATGCACGACCACACCCCTGTTGACGACGGCTATGAATGGCCGGTCTGCGACCCCTGCGGACGCGAACTCCGCCACGACGAACTCGGCCGCCGCGCCTGCCGCCTCTGCCAGGAGCGCGTCGACCAAGCGCTCCGCCAACTGCCCGGACCCGACGGCCTGTACGCCCAGCTTGCTACCCGGCTCGTCCCGGGCCGTGGTGGCGACGGACTGGCGGTGTCGTCTTCCCGCACCGCCCCGCTCCCGCTCCGGCTTGAGCCGCTCAGCCTCATGGCCCGCGGCGGTGTCGTCACCGTGCTGCAGGACTGGCAGGTCGACTGGCACGAGCTGCTCGGCTGGCCCCATCCGCGCTGGCAGGGCGACCTCCAGCAGCAACTCGACAACGCCGTCAGAGCGTTGCGCGGCAACCTCGACTGGGCCGCCTCCAGCCATCCCGCATTCGGCGACTTCGCGCAGGAAGTTACGGCGCTGGTCCGGCAGTGCGAACGCCAGATAACCGGCGAGCGGGCCGAGCGGCGCGTATCCGTCGCCTGCCCGTGCGGCACCGTGCTGCGAGTCACGGTCTCCACTCCGGGCGCTCGATGCCGTGGATGCGGCACCCAGTACGCGCGGGGCGACGTCCTCGAACTACCCATCGCCGAACGGGCCGCAGCGTGAGATATGAGCGACGCGGCTGGCGAAAGGTGTCGGTTGGCGACCGGATCAAGGATCCTCGCGGAATCCGCGTGGTCGTCTTCAGTGCCCGTTGGGGTTATCGCACCGAAGGCATGGTCGGAGTCAAACCATGGCCGAGGATCGGACGGATGAAGGTGATCGCGGAGTGAGTGGCGGTCAGATGTTGATCCGGCAGCAGCTCGCCTCACGTGCCGCCGCGTAATCATTCAATCACCCAACGAATCAGTGCTTGCGCAGGTCACCGCACGTATGTCACAGTGCCCATGCCCGGATACTCTTGTGTCCGCAGTTACTACAGCCCCCAGCTTCCGGCCGGGGGCTTTCTGCATGTCGGGGGTAAGCGTGAACGTCACCGACCTGTATCCCGAAGACCTCGTCTTCGAGCACGAAGCCACCGCAGCAACCGGCATACCTGGCCCCGTGATCCGGCAATGGGCCAGGCGCGGCAAAGTCCGCCGCTTCCAAGGCCGGCCCAGCGAATACTCCGGCCAAGGCCACGAGTACAAGACGCTGTACGCGCTACCCGACGTGCAGGCCCGCGCTGCCATCTACCGGCCCATGCCGCAGCGTGCACCCAAGGCCGCCTGAAGAGGGGGAGCCGTGCCCCGCGTGAACTTGCTCGTGGCTGACGAGCTCCTGGAGGAACTCCCCAAAGCGCTGGCGCTGCTGAACGCGAGCGAGGTGGACAGGGCGCCGGACGGCAATCATTCAACGGTGGTCACGCTCGACATGGTCTACGTGCCCGAAGGCGCAGAGGCGATCGACCCCACTTTCCAGCGCACCCCCGATGGGCTGCGAGTGCAGTCGATTATCTGGCAGTTCGCCGGGTCCTGCGTCGAAGACGACCCGGTGCAGTGCTGGCACATCGAGCCCACCACAACCTGTGACTGGAACATCTGTCGGCAGCCCGAGCGCCTGGTCGTTGGCGACTACGGGACGGACCCTGCCGTCTAGACCGCAACCCGTCTACCGACGGATGATGCCCCTCGGCACACCAGCCCTGGGGGATCCATGCACCTTCGAAGAGCCGCCTGCGCAGTCCTGCTCATCACGGCCGCAGCAACCGCATGCAGCGACAGCAAGCCCGCCGTGCACCACTACAGCAGCGCACAGAAGATCGCCGACACGCTCGAGGCCCACGGCCTGACCGTGTCCATGCTGCACAAGAGCAGCGACGACACGTACATCAGCGAGGTGGGCGGCAGCAGCTACGACTTCACCGTCTCCGACAAGGCTGGCCAGCCTGCGGTGGGGGATAGCGGGATCAACCTGTTCCCCAACGCCAAAGCCCTGGACGCCTGGACGGGTATCTCGCAGGGCATGGGCGGTATCGCTGTCACCGGTGATACATGGGCAGTCAGCCTCCCCACCACCAGCACAGCAGTCAGGGCGGACAGCAAGCGCCTGGCGCCGAAGGTGGCCAAAGCGCTGGGTGGCACCGTGCAGCAGTGAGCAGGGGGCGGCATGGCGTACAGCAAGGGCCGCGCCGGGACCGCCTGGAACAAGCTGCGCGCCCAGGTCTTCAGTGAAGAGACGCACTGCTGGTGGTGCAACCACTACGTCGACCAAGACCTGCCGCGCACGCACCCCATGAGCCGCACCGTCGACCACGTTGTCGAGCTATGGCAGGGCGGCGACCCACTCGACCGGGCCAACTGCCGCCTCAGTCACCGCCGATGCAATACCCGCAAGTCCAACAAGATGCGCGCCAGACCGAAGCCACGCTTCACGGTCCAGGCGTCAGGGCTCTGACAGCCCACCCCCCATAGACACCCTGCGGCCAGCTACCGCAGGCAGGAAGCCCCGAGTCTCCCGGCTCGGGGCTTCCGCATTTCCGGGAGAAGACCATGGCGAAGAAGCCAGACACCCCATGCTCAGGTGGATGCGGAAAGCTCCTGTGGAGCGGACGTACATCCCTGCCAGCGGGGCGGCGTAAGTGCAGGGACTGTCGGCGTGCTGCAGTGAACAGCGTTGCCGGGCAGACGTGCGGTCGATGCAAGCAGTTGCTGCCTATTGCGCTGTTCTCTCCGTCGGTTCAACGCAGCTCTAGTGCGTGGTGCAAGCCGTGCCATGTTGAGTACACGCGGGCCCGCTACTGCGCCTCAGCAGGGTGGGACCCGCGCAGGCGGCCGTGCAGTGACTGTGGTGGGGCGACGCCCCGTCGCGCTACGGCATACGGCAGGCTGTGCGCAGAGTGTGCAGAGGCCCGCCGTAGGACGCGCAACTCAAGGAAGGTCAGCAAACGGCGGACCGCTCAACGCTTCACGGACATAACCGCGGCGTTCGAACGTCAGCTCAGGAAACAGGCGCAGTGCTGCCCACTGTGCGCCACACGGTTGACCGATGCACCGCATCATCCGAACAGTAAGAACCTAGACCACATCGTCCCCATCTGTATGGGTGGTACGCACACCATGGGCAACGTGCGGATCATCTGCAGGACATGCAATCTGACTCGTCCCAAGGACGGCTCAGACGTCACTGAGGATCAGCTAGAGCAGTGGGCTCGGGACGTCCAGTGTGTCGATGAGATCAAGGCGAGGATCAGGGCGAGCATCGAGACGAGGGCGGCAAGTAAGACGTGTCGATGTGGAAGGCCGATGGTCAAGCAGTCCTGCCCGGACTGCCCTATCCGCCTCGAAGCCCAGGGGCGACGATCCCAACTCGGACGTGACGCTGCCCGGTTGCGGGCCGAGGGGCTGAAGTGGCGTGAGATCAGTCAGGCCTTGCGGTTGAGCGGCACGGGGACCGCGTACCAGTTGGCCTGGCAGTACGGAGCCCCCGAAGTGAGGGCGCAGTGGCCCAGGGATCGCAGATGGATCACAGCAGAAGCCGCCTGACCTGCGGAAACGTGCTCGCATGTCCGGGATGTCCGTTTTTTGATTTGATCATGGTTTGACCCGACCCCCACCTGAATCCCCCCTCCCCCCGTAAAAAATCACAGGGGGAGATGATCATGGAAGGGGGCTTCTATGACTGTTGAGGTTCCGCCTGGTCTCGGTGAACGAGGTTCCCGGCTCTGGCGGGAGGCTTCGGCGTCTTGGTCTCTGACTCCAGCGCACTCGGTGCTATTGGAGGAGGCTTGCCGTATCGCCGACCGGCTCGATGTGCTCAACTCCATAATCCTGCGGGTGTCTTCGCAGGTCAATGGGGATGACGACGAGTCTTCGGGTGAATCCGTCGATGTCTCGGGGCTTCTCGCGGAGTCCCGGCAGCAGGCGACGGCTCTTCGGGGTCTTATCGCTGAAATTCGGCAGGGCCAGAAGGGCGTTGCGGCGGTTCCGGTGGAACAGTCTGGGGGTTCGGGTGTCTCGGACCTCTCGGCGCGAATCGCTGAAAGGCGCAAGCAAGCCCAGGGTTGAGCTGGCGCCGCCTTACGAGTACACGCTGGGCCCGGAGGCGTGCGAGCTAGCGAAGCGGGCCGGCTTGGTCGCGGATCCGTGGCAGGCGGATGCGGTGAACCTGATGCTGGCCTGCCGCGATGACGGCAAATGGGCGTGCTACGAGTACGGCGAGATCGTGGCCCGGCAGAACGGCAAGGGCTCGATCCTGGAGATCCGCGCCCTCGCCGGGTTTCTCCTGCTGGGCGAGCAGCTGATCATGTGGTCGGCGCACGAGTACAAGACGTCGATGGAAGCCTTCCGCCGCTGCCGGACGCTGCTGCGGCGGCTGGGCAAGCAGGTCAATCCGAACAACGAGAACCTGTGGGACGTCGACGGCGTTCTCATCAAGATCGTCAACACGAACGGTGAGGAAGGCTTCGAGCGTCTCGATACCGAGGCCCGCATCAAGTTCGTGGCCCGCAGTAAGGGCAGCGGCCGGGGCTTCTCCGGTGACCTCGTCATCATCGACGAGAGTTTCGCGTTCACGGCGGAGCAGCAGGACGCGCTAATGCCCGCGATGGCGGCCCGCCCTAACGCGCAGATCATCTACACGTCGTCGCCACCGCTGAATGGCGAGTCCGGTGAGGTCATGTTCAACCTGAAGCGCCGGGCGGATGCGGGCGGCGACGACAGTCTGGGCTGGCGGGACTGGGGCATCGCAGGCGACCTCGACCATCTCGACGACCTGGACCTGGACGACCGCAGCCTGTGGGCGGCGTCGAATCCGGCGCTGGGGATGCGGCTGACGGAGGAGACGATCCTCCGGGAGCGCCGCTCGATGGGAAACGCGGGCTTCGCGAGGGAGCGGCTGTGTATCTGGCCGAGGGTTTCGCAGGGCAACACGGTCATCGATCCTGCGGCGTGGGTGCGGCTGGCGGATGCTTCGTCGGAGCGTAACCGTGAGTCGGGTGTTGCGATCGGCGTCGACATCAGCCCGCTCAGGGACTACGCGGCCGTGGCGGTGTACGGGCTGCGCGGGGACGAGCTGGGGCACACGCAGCTGGCTGACTACCGGCCGGGCACCAAGTGGCTGATCCCGCGGCTGGTGGAGCTGCGGGAGGCCCTGGAGCCGGTGGCGGTGGCGATGGGACGCGGCACGTTCGCGTTCCTGGAGACGGCCCTCGACAAGGCAGGGTTCCAACGCCCGGAGGACATGGAGGCGCCAGAGCCGGGCGATCTGGCGGTGACGAACGCGGTCGACATGGCGGCGGCGGCCGGCCAGTTGCTGGAGGCCGTGCGCGAGGAGAGCTTCCGAGTCGTCCCGAACCGGCACCTGGACGTGTCGGTCGCCTCGGCGAAGACCAGACAGACCGGGGAGACGATCGCGTGGACGACGAAGGGCGTGGAGGGCGACATCAGCCCGCTGGTGGCGATGACGCTTGCCCGCTGGTCCTACATGACCCGATCTCATCTGCTTGAGGGCAGCCAGTACGACGTTCTGCAATCGGTGTTCTGACGGAGGGGGTACATCATGCGCAATCCCCTTCGTGGGCTGTTGCGGCGCGACGGCGAGAAGCGGGCGATCGACTCGTCGACGGTGTCGTGGCCGTCGGATCCGCTCGCCTCGCCGGCGGCTCTCAATGAGGACGGCGCACTGCGGCTCGGCCCGGTGCTCGCGGCTGGCCGGCTGCTCGCGGCGACGATCTCCGGGATGCCGCTGTGCGTGTACCGGCAGATGGGGGACACGAAGCAGGCGCTGGCGCTGCCGAGTCTGTTCACGCAGCCGTGCGCGCAGGGCACGCTGCATGACTGGGTGTTCCGGGCGGTGACGTCGCTCGCGTACCGCGGCAACGCGGTCGGGGTGGTGACGTCCCGGGACTATCTGGAGTATCCGACCGAGATCGAGTGGTTGGACCCGGCGTTCGTGCTGTGCGAGGACCGGCTGGCGTCGATGGGGGAGCCTGGCTCGTTCACGAACCCCAAGTTCTCGTACCTGGGGGAGCGGCTGCCGAACGAGGACGTCGTGCACATCCCGTGGTTCCAGCTTCCGGGCCGAGTGTGGGGGCTCAGCCCGATCGGTGCCTATGCGACGACCGTGTCGACAGGGCTGGCGGCGCAGCAGTTCTCGGACGACTGGTTCCGTTCTGGCGGTGTTCCGCCGGGCCGTTTCAAGAGCACGACGCAGACCGTCGACCAGTCGGAAGCCAACATCATTAAGCGGCGGCTGGTGCAGTCGATCCGGTCGCACGAGCCGATCGTGTACGGCAAGGACTGGGACTACGAGCCGGTCACCGTCAGCCCGAACGAGGCGCAGTTCGTGCAGACGATGCGCCTGACCGCGTCGACGATCGCCTCGATCTACGGGATCCCGCCGGAGATGATCGGCGGCGAGACCGGCGGATCGATGTCCTACAGCTCCCCCGAACAGCGGCAGATCGAACTCGTGCAGTTCAGCCTGCTGCCGTGGCTGGCCCTGCTGGAGTCGCACCTGTCGACCCTGCTGCCCCGCGGCCAGTACGTGAAGTTCGACCCCGACGTCCTCATCCGTGCCGACCTGGCGACCCGGTTCGAAGTCCACGAGAAGAAGCGCCTCATCGGCTGGGACAACATCGACGGCCTGCGCGCCCTGGAGGACGAGCCGCCGCTCCCGAACGGAGCCGGATCCGACTACACGCCGCTGCCGATCGCCGCCGGCGCCACGATCTCGCCTCCTGCTATCCGCAGTGATGACCCGGGGCCGTTGCGCCTCATCCGAAAGGACGGCACCGATGGTTGACCGGCACCAGCTGCGAGATGCGCCAGAGAGGCGCAGTATCGCCGCGGACGGTTTCGAGATCCGCAGCAAGGGCGACGGCCTGGCGCTCACCGGGTATGCGTCCGTCTTCGACAACGGCTACCAGGTCCTCGGCGGCCCTCCCTACGGGTGGGTTGAGCGAGTCGACAAGCGGGCGTTCGACACCACGCTGGCCGCGAAGCCAGACCTGCACCTGCTTATCAACCACGAGGGCATGCCTCTCGCGAGGACGAAGAGCGGCACGCTGCGTCTGTCCGCCGACTCCAAGGGTCTCCTCGTCGAGGCCGACTTGGACCGGCGCGACCCGGACGTGCAGCGTCTGGAGACCAAGATGGAACGCGGCGACATGGACGAGATGAGTTTCGCGTTCCGCGTGAAGGCCGACCAGTGGTCGGACGACGACACCGAGCGCACCCTGACCGAGGTCTCCCTGCACAAGGGAGACGTCTCCGTCGTGAACTTCGGGGCGAACCCGGCGACCAGCGCCCAGCTGAACAGCATGCAAGAGGCGCTGGACCTGCTCGCGAACGTCGATCCCGAACAGGCCATGGCCGAAATGCGCTCCGGCGACACGCGGGCGATGGAGCGGCTCACCGCAGCCCGCGAAAGCCTTGCCGTACTACACCGAGGGCTGACGCCGCCCGCCAAGCGCGTCAGCATGTCGCTGGCCGAGGCGCTGGCCGTACAAGGGGGCGAGCCCCGAAGCGTCACCCTCGCCGCCGGGATCCCGGCACACTCGACGCCCGTCACGGATATGCCCCTCGACCGACGGTCGGCGCTGTCCGCCGCACCCGGCGATCAGGTAGTGCTGCGCTACATGCACGCCTGGGTCGACCCGGGCGGCAACGCGGACGACAAGGCCAGCTACTGGGGCGCCCACCACGAGGGCCGCATTGGCGCGCCCGCCCATCTGGCGGCGGTGCGCTACCACCTGTCGATGCTGGAGCACTCCGACATCCCCGAGGACCAGCGGGCCGCCGTCGAGCGGCATCTGCGCCGGCACCTCGACGAAGCCGAATAGTCCGGCTTCCCCACCTACTTAGCGCGGTCTGGCACTGACCGCGTTGCTGTCGCACGCCTGGCACTGGCTGGTCGACGGCACCCCAGACCCGGCACGGGTCGCCGTCATGCCCATTTGCCAACGGAAGGCAGGCTCGCTCATGGATGAGCGACTGAAGCGGCTCATTGCTCGACGCGAGCAGGCCGCGAAAGACCGCGAGACTCTGATCTCGAAGCGGAAGGCCATTACCGATCTCGCCGAGGAGGAGGCCCGCGAGGACCTTCTGCCGGAGGAGGACGCCGAGTTCCGCGAACTGACCGCGCAGGTCAAGTCGAAGGACGAGGAGCTCCGCAGCTACGACGAGCGGATCGGTGAACTGTCCGACGAAGGCGAGCGGAGCCGTCAGGTCACCGCAGGCGCTCTCGCCGTGAAGCGGGCCGCGGCCCGCGCCGAGTCCGTGACCGAGGCCCGCACCTACGAGCGCGGCAACGGTCGCTCGTACCTGCAGGACCTGGCCCGCGTCCAGCTCAACATGGACGCGGACGGGCAGGCCCGCGAGCGGCTGCAGCGCCACGCCCAGGACGTGTCGACGGGTCCGGAGTACCGCGACCTCAACCGCACCGACGGAACCGGTGGCTACGCGGTCCCGCCGCTGTGGCTGATGAGCCAGTTCGTGGAGCTGGCCCGTGCGGGCCGCGCCTACGCGAACGTCGTCAACAACCAGCCGCTGCCGGGCGGCACCGACTCGATCAACATCCCGAAGGTCGCCACCGGCACCGGCACCGCGATCCAGACTGCGGACAACGGTGTGGTGCAGGAGACCGACCTGACCGACACGTTCATCAACGCTCCGGTGCGCACGATCGCCGGTCAGCAGGACGTGGCGATCCAGCTCCTCGACCAGTCGCCGGTCAGCTTCGACGAGGTCATCTTCCGTGACCTGGTCGCCGACTACGCGACCAAGACGGACCTGCAGATCATCTCCGGCTCGGGTCTGTCCGGTCAGGTCACTGGTGTCCGTGCCACGTCGGGCATCACCACGGTGACGTACACGGACGCCACGCCGACAGTCGCGAAGCTGTACAGCAAGATCGCGGACGCGGTGCAGCGGGTCCACACCCTGCGCTTCATGGCGCCGACGGTCATCGTGATGCACCCGCGGCGCTGGGCGTACCTGCTGGCCGCCTCGGACGGCAACGGCCGCCCGCTGGTCGTCCCAGACGCTGGCAACCCGCAGAACGCGGTCGCCACGCTCGGCACGGTCGGCTCGCAGCAGATCGTCGGTCAGATGCACGGCCTGCCGGTCGTCACGGACCCGTCGATGCCGACCAACCTGGGTGCGGGCACGAACGAGGACGTGGTCCACGTTCTGCGCGCGTCGGACATCCTGCTGTACGAGTCGGGGATCCGTTCCCGCGTGTTGCCCGACGTCGGCTCCGGCAACCTCACGGTGCGCCTGCAGGTGTACGGCTACCTCGCCTTCACGGCCGCTCGCTACCCGGCGAGCATTGTGGAAATTGGCGGGACCGGCCTCGTTTCACCGACATTCTAGGTCGATTCGGACACGTGAAGGGGTCAGGTCTCGGCCTGGCCCCTGGCGGGGGTGTCATGCAGGACGAGAAGCAGTTCACGCCGCACGCCGAGCTCGGCTGGCTGTCGTGGGACGAATGGTCGCCGGAGCAGGACTTCTGTCGATTCGTCGGCATGCTCCAGCGCATCCTGCAGCCCGCGGTGATCGTCGAGACCGGTGTCGGCGTGGGCCGCATCACCGGCCATCTCGACCTCGAAGGACGCAAGTTCTTCGGGTTCGAGTCGAATCCCGCATGGCGCCAGCCGCCAGCCGATCCGGCGCTGGCGACGCCAAGCTGGATGCACATGACGGAAGCCGACCTGGTCATCCTCGACTCGGATCCGGACTTCCGGTTCGCTGAACTCAAACTGTGGACCGAGCACGGAAAACCGGGCTCTGTCGTCGTGGTCCACGACGCAGGCAACGGGCACCACGCGTCCACGGTGCATTCCCAGATCGGCTTCGCGTGCGCCCAGACCAATCAGACGGGCCTGTTTCTGAAGAACCCGCGGGGCGGATGGCTGGGGGTGCACGAATGAGGATCATCGGCCTGCTGTCCTGGTATGAGGAGCCCGCCTCGTGGCTCGCCGAGTGTGTCGCATCCGCGGCGCGGCTGTGCGACCACCTGATCGCCGTCGACGGGCCCTACGCCCTGTTCCCGGGGGCCACGCGTAAGCCGGCCTCGGGTACAGAGCAGGCGGAGACGATCGCGCACACTGCGGCGGGCGCCGGGATGGGCTGCACCATCCATACGCCGCGGCAGCCGTGGTGGGGCAACGAGGTCGAGAAGCGGGATTTCATGTTCCGTCTCGGGTCGACGATGGCCCAGCCGGACGACTGGTTCCTGCGGATCGACGCCGACGAGGTGCTCACCCAGGTGCCTTCCGATACGCGCACGCTGCTGGCGGCGACGGCGCTGGACGTCGCCGAGGTCACCATGTGGGAGCGCGACGATCTCGACTCGCAGTTCCCCCTGCGGGCGTTGTTCCGTGCACTCCCCGGCATCGGAATCCAGCAGGCCCACTACGTGGTGACTGCCCCCGGCGAGTCCGGGACGCGGGTGCTGTGCGGCAACGACGTCAAGCATCGCGCGGAGCCCGCCGAGGCGCTGTGGGATGTGCGGATGGAGCATCGCACCCGTCAACGCTCGCCGCTGCGCAGGCAGCTCAAGAACGACTACTACGCGAAGCTGCCCGAAATCGAGCAGGTGAGGGAGCTATGAGGGACATCGAGGCCGCCTACCGGGACGCCCTGATCGAGGAGTACGAGGCCTACGTGCGCGCCAACCGCAAGGCAGACGCCAAGCAGGTTGCCGCGGCACTGAAGGATCGGTACGACCACGACGTCGCCGAGCCGGACGGCAACGCCGAGCAGGACAAGAAGCCTGCGCCGGCCCCGGAGCGAGCGGACGCCGAGAAGGCGCCGGAGAACACGGCCGAGCGTGCGCCGCAGCGCGCGAGCGCGGAAGCGAAGCCGACTGCCGCGAAGAAGACCGCGGCGAAGCGCACCTCGGCCAAGCCTGTCGGGGACAAGTAGTCGTGGACGAGCTCGTGTTCGTCGTCAGGCTGGAGGCCGCGGGCGAGGTGACGCCCGCGGGTGAGCAGCCGGAGGTCGACGAGGCTCCCGATCAGGAGGAGTTGACTGATGGCTGAGGGCCTGAGCACCACCCTGGTCTCCAACTGGCTGAACACCCTCAGGTCTGCTGGGGCGGCATTCGGACCGGTTGCGGGCGCCTTCGTGCAACTGCACACGGCGAATCCGGGAGCGGCCGGAACGACCGCCGTGTCTGCGGGCTCCAACACCCGCATCGCTGCCACGTTCAACGCGTCATCGGCCGGATCGGCGCTCGCGCTGTCGGGCAACGTCGGCCCGTGGACCAACGGGGGCACCAGCGAGACCATCACCGACATCTCGGTGTGGACGGCGTCGTCGGCTGGCACGTTCCTGTTCTCCGTGGCGCTGACGACTGGTAAGGCGTGGGCTTCGGCGGACACGTTCACGCTGTCCACGCTCGGGCTGTCGCTCGGGGCCCAGGCGGCGTGACCCCCCGATAGGGAGGTCGCCGTGACCACCTTTACCGACAACTTCAACCGTGCCGACTCCACCAGCCTCGGCGCGAACTGGGTCGAAGTATCGGGCGATTGGAGCATCGTCTCCAACCAGCTCTCATCCGGATCAGCTGGCGGCACGATCATCCTGCGCGCCGCCGGGGCGATGGCCACCAACGACAACTCGGCGCAGATCACGATCGCCGCCACCGCGGCCGTCAGCCACGGAGTGTGGTGCCGAGGCAACAGCACCTTCACCAGCGGCTACCTGTGGCGGAACGACGGGACAAGCTGGAACCTCTTCTCGAACGTGGGTGGCTCGTTCGTCTCCATCGGGAGCTTTGCCGGAGCTGCGGTCGCGGGCGACGTCGCGAAAGTGCAGGCCGCCGGTTCGACGATCAAAGGGTTCGTCAACGGCGTCCAGCGGGTCAGCGTCACGGACACCGCCGTCACCACCGGCACCAGCGTCGGCCTCCGAGCCGAATCCACCAACTCGCTCCGGTTCGATGACTTCACCGCTGGAGACGTAACCGCTGGCTCCACGGGCGACGCGGCACTGTCCAGCACCGCAACACTGTCCACATCGGGCCTGCGCGCCACCGCGGGCAGTGCAGGGCTGGCGCCCACGGCCAGCCTGTCGGCGGGGGGTCTGCGGGCCACAACCGGCGACACCGGCCTGACCTCCGCGGCCAACCTGGCTGCGAATGGAATCCGGTCGGCGTTCGGGGCGGTGGGCCTCGCCACGTTGGCGACCCTGGCCGCCAGCGGCACGGTGGCCAAGAGTGGAGACGCGGCAGTTACTGCAACAGCGGCTCTTACCGCGGCGGGCACTGCCGGCCGCCGTCTCGACGCGGCACTCGCTACGTCGGCTGCTCTCACGGCGGCCGGAGCGCTCGGGACCACTTCCGGGGGCGGCCTGGCCGTTTCCGCAGGACTTCAGGCGTCTGGGCAGGTCGCCGGCGTGGTCGTGCATGGCACGGCTCGAAGAGCAGCAGGAGCCGGACCTCTGGCGCATCGCGGGGAGCCGGCTGGACCTCTGACGCGGCGCGGAGAGTCGGCCGGACCTCTGGCGCTCCGTGGCGAGCCGACTGGACCGACAGCGAGGGAAGGAGTCCCGTGATCGACCTCGGAGCCGTGTACCAGATAGCAGTCGACGTCCTGGACGCTTCGGGCAGTCCTGCCGATCCGTCGTCGTCGACGCTGACCATCACCCTTCCTGACGGGACCACGGCCACGCCGACGGTCCCGGCACCGGCCACGCTTGGGCAACTGCGCGTGGACTACGTGACGTCGATGGTGGGCCGCCACGCCTGGCGAATGGTCACGGTCGGCCCGACTACGGCGTACACAGACGTGTTCGATGTGCGGCCTGCGTTTCCGGGCGGGATCGTGTCGCTGGCGGATGCGCGCGCCCAGCTGAACTTCGGCCCGGCGGAGACCGCTGACGACGACGAGCTGCGCGGGTTCATCGGGGCGGCGACGGGGGCGGTGGAGCGGGCGCTGGGGCGGGTCGTGGTCCGGCGCTCGTTCACCGACCGGTTCGAGGTCGGTGGGTCGACGGCGGAGTTGCTGCTGCGGAATGTTCCGGCGCTCTCCCTCACTTCGGTTGTCTCGGCGGACGGCGCCACGACCTGGAACACCAGTGATCTTCGGGTGGACAACGAGACGGGCCTGGTGACGGTCGCCTCCGGCGCTGCACTCACCGGCGCCGTGGACGTCACGTACCAGGCGGGCGAAACGGTGATCCGAGAGGACTACCGGCTCGCAGCGCTGATCATCGTGCAGCATCTGTGGGAAACGCAGCGCGGCACCATGGGCGTGCAGCTCGGCGGCGACAACGAGCCCTACGTGGCAGGCCGCGGCTTCGCGATCCCGCGGCGAGCCCTGGAGTTGCTTGATACGCAGCTACCGGGGGTGGCCTGATGGTGTGGACGTCGCGCCTACCCGCCGCCATGGACGCCCTCGTCGCCGCTTTCAACGCCGCGCCCGAGCTGGCTGGCGTGACAGTGCGAGACGGGCCGTCCACGTCGCAGGCGACTGTCCGCGAGGTGATCTCGGTCGGCTACACGGGCACCGAGGGAGAAGCCGACGCGGATTCCCAGCTGATGACGGAAGGGCTTGGCGGCTCCTCGGATCGGGAGCAGTTCACCATCCGGTGCGCGGCAGCCGCATTGCGCGGCACCACCGATCTACCGGCGGCACGGCAGCGGGCCTACGAGCTGCTGGCGGCTGCCGGTGTAGCCATTGCCCGGGACCGCACGCTCGGCGGGACGGTCATGCGCGCCATGGTCGCCTCGCATTCGCTGACCCAGGGGCAGACCCCCGACGGCGCGCAGGCAGTCGTCGTATTCGAGGTGTCCTGCGACACGTACAGCGGTCGCTAGAGCTTCTCGTCCCGGCCACCACTTCAGGACAGTCATGCGCGGATCGTCCTCGCGTGCTGATGACACGTCAATCGGAACAGGAGTACGGCATGACTGCGCTTGTCACAAACGTCGTCCCGAACGTCGGGGTCGACATCTCGACCCTCCTCGTGGCGCCAACGAACGGGGACACCGCGGCCACCGGCACTGGAACCTATCTCTTCGTCAAGAACACCAACGCCGCGGCCTGCGTTGTCACGCTCGCCTGCCCGATCACTGTCGACGGCCGGCTCACTACCTCCAGCAGCACGTTCAGCGTTCCCGCGACGACGGGCCTGGGCGTCATTCCGCTGCTTCCGATCTACGCCAGCTCGTCGACGGGCCTGGCGACGATCACCAGCTACTCGGTGACCTCCGGCGTGACCATCGCGGTGGTGAGGGTCCCGTGACCACCGTCATCATGCGGCACCCGACCCTGCCGGACCACCAGGAGATCGAGGTCGACGCCGGAGCCGTTCCGCATCACGCAGCTGCCGGCTGGCAGCCCGTTCCGGCAGAGGAGCTGGAGGCCCGGGCGGCAGCCAGGGCGAAGGCCGTCGCAGACACCCTTGCCGCCGAGGCCGAGTTGGCCACGGAGGCGCAGGTCGAAGAACCGGCGGAGGAATCGGCCGCCGAGGTGGAGGCGGCTGAGCCGTCCGCCGACAAGTCCGCGCGGCCACGCGCAAAGTCCGCCCAGAAGAAGGCCGAGGAGTAACCCATGGTCGCCACCCCGATTACCGCGACGTCCCGCTACATCCCCCCGGGTACGACCCGGTACTACTTCGTGTCGTCCATCGCGAACAAGAACTCCCCGACGCGGTCCGAGCTGAACGCTGGTTCGGACTTGACGGCGGAGATCGCCGCCGTGTCCGGCTTCGCGACGTCCTCGGACCAGCAGGACACCCCCGACCTCGGCACCCGCTTCGTGTCGAAGATTCCGGGTCGTATCACCGCCGACGACAGCTCGATCACGCTGTACATGTCGTCGACCTCGAACGACGTGCGCACCCTGCTGCCGCGCGACACCGCCGGGTTCATCTGCATCTTCCCCGAGGGCGACACCGCGGGCCTCAAGTACGACGTGTTCCCCGTCAAGGTCACCGGCCAGCCGAAGGCTCGCGACGTGGAGAACCCGGCGCAGATCACCATCCAGTTCTCGATCACTTCCATCCCGGTCGAGAACATCACGGTGCCGTAATGGCAGGGGAGTGGGGGCTGCGTCACGGGAACGACCTGCGGCGCATCTCCCGCGAACTGCGCGGCATTGACAACCGGGAGATCAAGAAGCGGTTCACGAAGGAACTCCGGGCCGCCGCCCGGCCCCTCGTTCCCGTGGTCCGCAACTCGATCCGCTCCATCCCTTCGAAGCGCGCCTACAGTGCGTCCGGCCTGCGCGGGAACCTGTCGCGTGCCACGAAGCTGGAAGTCCGCACCGTCGGACGCCAAGCGGGCATCGCGATCCGCGTCGACGGCCGCAAAATGCCCACCCACATGAAGGGCCTGCCGAAGGCCGTCGAGGGCACCAAGCGCTGGCGGCACCCCGTCTTCGGCAACCGCAACGTGTGGGTCAACCAGCCGAAGCAGCCCTACTTCTTCCACGTCGTGCGACCTCTCGGCCCTGCCTCGCGCAAGGCCGTCAACCGCGTCCTCGACGGCATCTCACGAGACATCCGCTAGGAGAACCATGGCCCTGTCCCGAGACGGCATCCTCGGAGCCGTAGACGTCCAGACCGAGAAGGTTTTCGTCAAGGAGTGGGGCGACGACGTCATCGTCCGTGGCCTCACCGGCGACGAACTCGACGCCTTCCAGGGCTCGGTCCGCCAGTTCCGACCCACCTTCGACGGCAAAGGCATGGAAGCCGTCCTCGTCCAGGAAGGCATGCGCGCCAAGCTCCTCGTGAAGTGCCTCATCGACGAGGCCGGGGAGCGCCTGTTCACCGACCAGGACGCGTCCGCGCTCGGCGCCAAGAACGGTGCCGTCATCGACAAGCTGTACGACGTCGCCTCCCGCCTGTCCGGCCTGTCCGAGGAGGAGAAGGCGGAGCTGGAGGGAAACTCCGATCCGGCGGAGAGCGCCGGTTCTACTTCTTCCTCGCCCGACGCGTCTTCCACTGCTCTGTAGCGGAGATGCTCCGCCGGGTTTCCGCCCGGGAGCTCACCGAGTGGGAGATCTTCTTCCGCCTCGAAGACGAGGACCGCGAGGCCGCCGAGAACGAGGCTGCTGCACCCCGCGACCGCAACTGGCCCTGACCACCCGTAAGCGAGGGGAGGCGTCATGACCAGCTCCAGCATCGTCTACCGGCTCATCGCCCACGACAGCGCGAGCCGCACCTTCAACACGGTGGGTCGGTCGGCGAGCAGCACGGAGCGCACACTCGCGAAGCTGGGCCAGACCGCCGTCAAGGTGGGCGCGGCCATGGCTGCCGGGCTCGCCGTGGGACTTGGCGAGTCGGCGAAGAAGGCAGCCGAGTTCCAGTCCGAGATGACCCGCATCTCGACCCAGGCCGGCGGTACCGCAAAGGACGTCAAAGTCCTGAGCGACCAGGTGTTGAAGCTGGGCACGTCCACCCAGCAGGGACCGCAGCACCTTGCCGAATCGCTGTACCACCTGAAGAGCGTCGGCATGGACAACGTGTCCGCGATGAAGGCGCTCAAGGAGTCCGCGGACCTGGCCGCGGTCGGTCACGCGAACCTCGAAGAGACCACCAACGCGCTCGCGGGCGCCTGGCGGACGGGCATCAAGGGTGCCACCTCGTTCCACGAGGCTGTCTCCACGGTCAACGCGATCATCGGCGCGGGCAACATGAGCATGGACGCCTTCAATGCCGCGATCGGCACCGGCATCCTCCCGAGCGCGAAGACCTTCGGCCTGTCGATGAAGCAGGTCGGTGCGGCGCTCGCACTGATGACGGACGAAGGCATCGACTCCGCCTCGGCCGCCACCCGGCTGCGGATGTCGTTCTCGCTGCTGGGCGCCCCGTCGAAGGCGGCAGAGAAGCAGCTCGGCAAGATTGGGCTGACCGGCCTCAACCTCGCCGACGCCATGCGCGGCCCCAAGGGTTTGATCGGCGCCATCGGACTGTTGAAGGAGCACCTCGACAAGTCGGGGCTGTCCGCGTCGAAGCAATCCCAGCTGCTCAGCAGGGCGTTCGGTGGCGGCCGGTCCTCGAGCGGCATCCTGCTCATGCTCAACAACCTCGACGTACTCGAAAAGAAGCAGGAGCAAATCAACCGGTCGACGGGCAAGTTCGACGACGCGGTCAAGATGCAGAGAAAGACCGCCGAGGCGCAATGGCACCTGCTCACCTCGAACCTCGAGGTGATGGGGATCCGGGTCGGCACGAAGGTTCTGCCGCCGGTCACCAGCTTCATCCACTTCCTGGCCACCGATGCGATGCCGACCGCCGCCCGATTCGGCCGGGCCATGGCCTCGATCGTTCCCGTGGGCCAGATCAAGCAGGGCTTCTCCCAAGCGCAGGGCATCGTCTCGGACTTCCTCAAAGGCTTCTCCGGGACCAAGAAGGCAACCTCGGATCTCCTCGGCGGCCTGTTCGACACCTCCCCACACCTGGGCAGCAGCAAGACATCAGTGGCCTCCAAGGGGCCCATGCTGGCGCCTATGCCGCATTTCGGCGTAGGGCAGGTGGCGCCCACCACCGGCGTGCAGGGGCCTGCCCTGGCTCCTATGCCGCACGGCGGGTCGGGTCTGGTGGCCTCGCTCGTATCACCGAAGGCGAAGCCCCCCAAGAGCGCTGCCCAGAAGATCGGCGAGACGATCCGCAAGGCCATCAGCGGAGGCTTCAAGGACATCGACTGGAGCAAGCTCGGATCCATCCTCGGCAAAGGCCTGGGGGATGCGATCGGC